AGGCGACCGGCATAGAACTAATCGATGTGGCGTTCTGCATTCACGATGAATTGGATTGGTTAGGGATGTCGCCAGATGGCTTAACAGCCGACCATACTGGGGCGGTCGAAGTCAAATGTCCCAGCACCAAGACGCATGTACGCACGATTCGCATGGGTGGCTTGCCAAACGACCACAAATGGCAGGTGTACCAGTACTTCTTAGTTAATGAGAAGTTGCAGTGGCTCGACTTCATCAGTTACGACCCCAGATTCGCACCTAAGCCGTTATACATTTATCGGGTTGAGCGGAACGAAATCATAGTCGAACTAAACGAAACCATGGACGCCCTGATTAAGTTCTGGGCGAAGTTTGAAAAGTATCATCAACAAGTAACATTTTAATTTATGAACATACAAGGTAAAGTAGTACGAGTCCTACCGACTCAGACGGTAGGCGAAAAGGGATTTCAAAAGCGTGAAATCCATGTTGAGATTGACTCCGAGTCAAAGTACCCGCAAGTCATCGGTCTGGAGGCACAGGGCGAGAAAGTAAGTCTTCTGGATGGCATCAACCCGAACGACATTGCATCATTCGAAATCAACTTGCGAGGTCGTGAGTGGTCGGGGCAGTACGATGTCGTCAAGGTATTTAATACCTTGTCAATCTGGAAAGTTGAGGTCAAAGTTAAGGCGACTGCACCGATTCAGCCAGCACCAGCACCAAGTCAAACCGATTCAGACCTTCCATTCTAATCTATGACATCATACGAAATACACCGACACAACAAGGCTGTAATCGTTCGCTTGCAAAAAAAAGTCCTGCTCGATAGCGTTTTGTTATCGAGCAGGGCAAAGCGGATAATAAACGACCTGAACCTTGTAACATTGTATGACCTAATTGCGTTTGACTTGGAAGAACTGCGATTTATTCCAGAACTGAAAAGCATCGCAGGCAAAGGCACGATAAATGAACTTGAGCAGATTAAAAAAGAATATGGCTATGCAAAACCTTAACAACACTTACCCGAAACAGCCAGACCCAAATGTGGACTATGGCGAACCAAATCTACCTGAATGCACTTGTGGAGAGTGCGGATTGGTCTGGGAGACAGACGACATTGACGATATGGGGCGGTGTGGTGAATGTCGACCTGTTCAGGCGACCGTTGATAGGTATCCGTATCATACGGATGGGTTTAGTATTGGGGTAAAGAAATGAAAGAGAAACTATTAATATCATTCTCAGGAGGCAGAACATCTGCATTTATGACTTGGTGGCTTTTGAAAAACATGAAGCATAAATACGATATGATTGTTGTGTTTGCGAATACAGGGCGTGAAAGAGAAGAAACATTAGAATTTGTAAACAAATGTGATATTGAGTTTGGGTTCAATACCGTTTGGGTTGAGGCTTTTGTTCACAATCAATCTGGCAAAGGAACTACGCATATTGTTACTAATTTTAACGATGCTGAAAGAAACGGTCAGCCATTTGAAGATGTAATTTTCAAATATGGAATACCGAATCAGAATGCCCCTCATTGTTCCCGTGAGTTAAAAAAGCAACCTATTATGTCTTATGCCCGTAGTATTGGGTGGAAAAAATACAAAACAGCACTTGGCATTAGAAGTGATGAACCAAAGCGTTTAAATTGGGAATCAAAAAGAAAAAACAACCTTGTTTATTTTGCAGAGTTTTTAAATGTAACTAAAACCGATGTAAATAAATTTTGGGCAGAACAATTATTTGATTTGAACCTAAAAAGTTTTGAGGGTAATTGTGATTTATGCTGGAAAAAAGGACTAAGAAAATTAATGACAATTGTAAAAGATAAACCAGAACTTGCAGATTGGTGGCGAGAAATGGAGCAGAAATACTTTGAATTTACACCAGAAAAAAGAATTCACAAAGCAAAGCCACCATACAGATTTTATCGTGATAATATGACAATTGATGAAATAATTGAGGAAAGCAAATTGCCATTCAAAGAGGCGGTTGACGAAAGTAAAATTATTGCTACCGGAAAGCAAATGTCACTGTTTGACAATTACTTGGATAGTAATTATGGGTGTGTTGAATCTTGTGAGGCTTTTTAAATGACCGCCACCACGACCGTATCTGGAATACTCGCAAGAATCCGGGCAACTCGGATAACAAAAGGGATTACACAGGCTGCGAACTTGACCCTGAATATTTCGAGCAAGGGAATCAGCGGTATGAGGCGTTTCTGAAAACATACGGCACACCCGACCCGAAACAAGCAATCAAAGGACAACAGATTAATTTATTTTGAGCAAATGACAACCTACCAAATCTGCGTAAAACTTTACGGACAAGCCACCGTAGACCAATGGCTTCTGAGCAAGATGGAAGAGATACCACCGCCAACGATTCAACTCGATATGTTTAACGGCTTTATCAGGTCGTTTGATGTAACCAAACGCACGACAAGACAATACGAGGTAGTTCGTATTCCTGAGCGAAAAATGACGATGGAAGATGTAATAAGTTCCCAGCGATACGATGCGGTGAATGTCCGATTCGTGCTGGTCAAATACTTCGTTGAGAACTATCCGCACTACGACTTCAATATGATTGGTCAGGTGTTTGGTGGCAAAGACCAAAGCACAATCAGACACGCATATCAGGAGGCTTGTAATCGCTTGGATATAGGCGACCCAGATACTATCGAGGCGTGGCAAAGATTAATGGATTTCGTGAAACATAAATAATTTAATTCCGTATAAAAATCAATGGCAAACATTGAACTAAAAACAAAAATATTAAATGATAAATACACCGAATATGTGTATGAAGCATTTGATATTCAGAACAGAGAAGAAACATCTGTATCTATTCCTATGAATTTATCAAGTGCTAAAAACTTTGATTGGAATATTGGAGTAATACTTGGCGGAAGTGGAAGTGGCAAGACAACTATTCTGACAAGAATCGGAGGTGTAAAGAAAGTAAACTTTGATTTAGAAAAACCATTGATTAGTAACTTTGATTGGTTGGAGCCAAAAGATGCAACATTAGTATTGACATCAATGGGGTTATCTTCTGTTCCAACTTGGTTAAGACCATTTCATATGCTAAGTAATGGCGAACAATACAGAGCAACATTGGCTTTTTTAGTAGCGTCTGCAAAGGATGGCGAAGTCATATTGATTGATGAATATACATCTGTTGTTGATAGAGATGTGGCAAAAGCAATGAGTTTTGCATTGCAGAAATATATTCGTAGGGAGAACAAAAGGATTATATTAGCATCTTGCCATTACGATATTTTAGAATGGCTTATGCCAGATTGGACTTGTTCACCACAAAAAGGAGGCGTACTTGAAAGGTGCGACTATCTTCGGCAAGGCAGACCAAAAATTGAATTACAAGTTAGTAGGGTTGAGCCTAAAACTTGGGACTTCTTCAAAAAGCATCATTATTTAACAGATAAGAGGAATAATGGATTTGGACATTTGCTGTTTGAATGGAATAATAAACCAGTTGGGATAATAGTATATAAAAATCAACCAGGCGGAACAATTAGAAAAGGGTTCACAATAAGTAGAGTTGTTGTTTTGCCAGATTATCAAGGTATGAAAATTGGTTCTGAAATATGCGAATTTTTTGGCGGAATAATAAAGAACAATAATGGACGAATGTTTATAAAGACAGTAAACCCAGCAATAGGCGAATATTTTAATAAGTCTTATAACTGGAAAGGGACATCAAAAAACGGGAAATTTAGAGATGATATAAAAGGGAATAATAAAAAGTATAAGAATTTAGTAAAAAGAACTTCATATTGCCACGAATATATTGGAGAAAGTATAAGTGGTTATGAAGATTTATTACTTCCGATAGAAAAAATGAGAAGCAAAAATCAACTTACATTATTTTGAATATGTATTTTTAATTATGACATATTAACAATATATTTTACGCAACTCAGTAACATTTTTAACCCTATTCCGTATAAACCAGTATGACACCTTTCAACACAAACATCACCGAAACGCCAGAAACAAACTTAGACTGGTTGTATCAGTTCGAACTTCCCGATGGTCGCACGGCTTTTATCGAACCTCACGCAATCGACCACGCCAATCCGTACCAGTACCATTCGTTCCTGCTGAATGACTTGAAGTCAGGCGAGGTTCTGGAAATCAGGCAGGGTATCATCACCCCGAAACAAGTGTATCGGGATTGGTTCGTGATGCCATACTACACAGACCGCAATTACTTCTTCCAGTTAATCATGCCTGAATTAATTCGTGATGGCTGGGATATTGATGAACTGCTCAGAATGGAAACCGAGTTTGACTATAAAGGACACAACGCATTCAAGTTATATCGCAACGAGTACGGGCATACCTGCTTCAAGGTTGATAATATCGAGCGGAATTATACCGGAATAGACGGCTGGTGGATTGGCATAATTCAGGACAAGGAGGTGCAGGATGAATCGAAATAATTTTTACTCATACCGATTCGGCTATAAGATAGCCACATACGCCCTTGCGGTGCTTTGTATCGGCTTATCTGTCGCTTGGATAAGTACAAGTATCAGCCGAGACAAATCGAGCGAAATGGAGATGTATTGGCGTTCCGGCTACATTGAAAGTCGGGCGATGCTGAACTATTCGATTCGGGAGAAGGATATATTGATTGATGTTATTACCGCTCAAGAATCGGGCATATGCGAAATATACTGCGAGCATATCAGGCAGTTTAAGTTGGAACATGCAAAGAGACATTCAAATGATAATTAGAGACCACTTTCAAAACTACAAAGGGTATGCGATACCAAAAGCACAACTTATTATTGCGGACATTCCGTATAATCTTGGCAATAATGCTTATGCTTCAAATCCTGCTTGGTATAAGGATGGAGACAATTCAAATGGCGAAAGTGCATTGGCTGGCAAATCATTCTTCGACACCGATGAAGATTTCAGGCCTGCCGAGTTTATGCACTTTTGTAGCACAATGTTGAAAGCCGAGCCAAAGAAAATAAAAGTTGATGGCGAGCCAAGACAAAAAGGAGAAGCACCATGTATGATTATATTCTGTGCATTTGACCAACAAATGTATTTAATTGAGTTGGCAAAAAGATATGGACTGAATAATTATATCAATTTAGTGTTCAGGAAAAACTTTTCCGCTCAGGTGCTAAAAGCAAATATGAAGATAGTTGGTAATTGTGAATATGGACTGCTTTTATATCGTGATAAGTTGCCAAAGTTCAGGAATAAAGGCAAAATGATATTCAACTGCTTCGACTGGCCAAGAGATAACGAAAGCGAAAAAATACACCCAACTCAAAAACCAGTTGAACTTTTGAAAACGCTTATCGAATTATTTACTGATGAAGGCGATGTTGTTATTGACCCAGTATGCGGAAGTGGCTCAACATTGATTGCTTCAGAAAGATTGAATCGCAAGGGTTACGGATTTGAAATTAAAAAAGAGTTTTATCTGAAAGCGTCTGCATGGCTTGCCGAGGAGAAGCAAATAAAAGCAGACATAAAAGAGTTTGGATTTGCTAAGACCAAAGCGAATAAATTACACCCAACCCTATTCTAACCATGACAACTAAAACCCTATCCAGTGGCATCCGCATTGACGACAACAGGTCGATTAATTGTGGCGTGTCAATATCGAATCAGAACAACCCGATGTATCTGCTATGGTACGATTCAGGAAGAAACGAGTTCGCATTCACGATAAAAACCACTGAAAATGTTTACTACATGAACGACCTGAACGACTACATCAACGCCCTTGCCGATATAATTCAGGCAATGGCTGAGGCGAATGAGTTTGTGAATGAAACAAAATAGAACCGATAGTGTATAAAGTAAAATGGAAAAAGAAAAACAAACTGACGCAAAACCCTTGTTATCGGCTGGCACGGTTTATCAGTAGGAAATTAATTAAAAAAAAACAATGCAAACACAAATTTTAATCGGACTATTTATTTGCCATTTTTTAGCAGATTACACACATTTATCAACTGCTTGGATGCTTAATGCAAAGCGACTTGGAAAGCCATTATTTCCAATATTCATTCACGCTGCAATGCACACTATGTTAATGTCGCTTGTTTTGGGTTGGTTTATTGGCTTTACAAACGATTGGGCTTACTTAGTAATATTCCAATGGGTAACACACTTCTTAATTGATGTTTGGAAAGGTAGATTGAATGGTTGGTTTCCTGCACTACAATCACCTGCTAATAAATGGCATTGGATTGTGTTTGGATTTGACCAATTACTTCACGCTTTGGTTATTATAGGGATGTCGTTATATGCAGTATCGTAGCCTTGAACCTAACAATAAATATTCAAATCGCAACCTTTCACCACCAAACCCGTATAAAGTAATATGAACGAACAAACTAAACTCGAAATCCTGTGTGCGTATTTGCCGTATGGGGTGGAATGCCTTATAGATGGCACAATTACGGCACAAATGCACTCTGTTTATTCAGATG